TTCCGTGCCTGCTTGCCCAGATCTTCGATCCACACTTCGTCGCGAAACGGATACTCATGCGCGGCCGTCTTGCGCCCGGCCCGCAAAGTCGCCTCGCGCACGACGAACGGCACGCTGCGCCAGCTCGCCTGTTGAAGCCCGGCCGCCCAGATACCCAAGGCACTCATCGATCACCCGCCCTCAGACCGCAAAAGCCATGCTCGTCTCGACCCGTGCCGGCCCGCCGAAAATGTCGCCGTCCGTCCCCGCGGTGAGCGTCGTGCCCGCCGGCACGTTGCTGTGGCGGATATGGACGTCGAGCTTGTTCTTGCCGTCGCCGTCGTCTTCGCCGCCCGTCGTTCCACGCGGCAGTTCGGGCAGCTCGATCGGGGGGCCGAACTGCGGCAAGGACGGGTCGGCCGCAGCGAAGGCAGGCGCCTCGGCCGAGGTTGTGGCGATTTCGGCGCGCGCGGGGCTTTCGGGAGGCGGCGCCGGTTTGTCGGCTTCTGCCAGGACCGGCGAAGGATGATCGGCCGGACCCGGCGCTTTGAAGTCCGGAGCCTCGGCGAAGATCTTTTCCGCCAGCGCCGCGCGGCGCCGCTTGTTGCCTTCGACGTCGGCCGGCCGCTCATCGTACTGCGAGAAATCCGCCGCAGCCTGCGCCGCCGTCGTGTCCCGGCTGAGCAGCGCGCCAGCGCGTCGTTCCGTCGTGTTCAGCTCATGCAATGTCGCCGCAGCCTGCTCCGTCAGGCTGGCATCGACCAGCGGCTTGCCGAGGAATTTCTCGGCTTCAAGCTGACGGTCGGGATGCAATTGCTGCAGGCCGATCGCGTGCCCGCCATCGCCGACCGCCTTCGTGTTGAGGCCGCTTTCTTCGATCTCATTGGCGACGACGCCGGACGCCGCCGCCTTGCTGAGCCCGTGCACCTGATAGAAATTCAGCAGTTCCAACGTCGCCGCGTTCAACCCACCCTTTGCCGCTGGCCGGCCGCGATCGTCCGTCTTCCCAGGCCGTCGCGCATCGGCTAAAGCCGCTGCGGCCGTATCCTCTGTGCCAGCGCCCGGCACGCCCGGAGCGCGTATCGGCGGCACCTTGATATTGGACGTTGGCGCCAGGCGCGTCGGCGTCGATGCAGGCGGCGGCACGGACCGATCCGGCACTGTGAACGACGCATGCTCGAAACCGCCGATTGGCGCCTCACCTTCGCCGCGCTGCGTCCGCCCTCCGCGATGGCCGAGCTCGACACTTGCCGTGTCGATCACGATCCGATCGGCATGCAGCACGCGCAATTCGGTCAGGTCGAGCGGCCCCAGATCGGCCAGGCGGGTCGGCGGCGCATCGCCGTCGGGCGCAGCGATCGCCGGATGGCGAACGGCGTTCGCGTCGTACTGATCGCTGGCGCGGTCTCGATCCTTGTCCGCGCCCTTCCCCTTCGACAGATCCTTCCACAAATCTTCGACCTTCGGGCCGGCGATCTCTGCCGGACCGTCCGGCTTGTCCGCAGCGGGCACCGTCGGCGGTTGCGCATCGTCTGCCGGCGGGCCCTGGATTTCCGGGACTGTCGACGGCTGCGCGCCCTTGGGCGCCTCGGGCACCTTCGGCGCCTGCCCGTCCTTCGGCTGTTCCGTAGCCTTCGCCGGCAGGGTCGCAAGGACGCGGTCATATTCGTCACGGCGTGACTGCTTTTCGGCATCGGTCAAGCCGCTGCCCAACAGGCCGCCATGGTCGAACAGGCCGGTGACGACGCCGAGGCCCGTCTTGCGTTCGTCGACGCCGCTCATCGCGCCGAAGAAGGAATTGTCCTGATCGTCCCGCGCCGTCTTGCGGTCGAGCGCCTGCTGCCAGGCCTCGAATCCGGCCGTGTCCGGGCCGAAGCGATCCTTCGCGTCCGCCAGGATCTTGTTCCGGGTAAATCCTGCGTCCGGAACGCCCTTGCCGGCGGCGACGCCATCGGCCGTCAGGTCGCCTTGCTCTACCAGGTGCTGCTGCACTGCCGGCACGGCCGTGACCAGTTCGAGCGCCAGGCCGGCGCCGCTCAACGCCACGGCCTTGCCCGAGAGACCGCCGGGTTTGCCGGGCGGCCCGGCCGCCGCCGGCGGTTTGATTTCCGCCGCCGCCCCGGCTGCTGCGGACGCCGCCGTGCGCATCCCGCGGAACTCGGACGCCACGGCGCGAATGGCGCCCGGCATGCGCAGCAGCGACAGGCCCAGCGTCGCCATCGGCACCAGGATGCCGGCGATCCACCCCGCCACCTGAAGGCCGATCACCCATTTGACGACGGCGCCCCAGCCGCCGAAGGCCTGGACGACGCCGTTGACCGCCTCCGCCGCGGACTTGATTTCCTCGCCCGTGCCCTTCCAATCCATACGGCGCAGCCAATCGCCGACTTCCTTCACCGCATCGCCGATATCGGTGGCAATCCAGTCCCGGTTGAGCGCAACCCATTCGGCGAAATCGGTCAGCATCGGGCCGAGGATCGGCTCAAGATGCTCGGCAATCGAGTTCTGCAAGCCGTCGACGGCCAGGCCGACGCGGGTTTGCGCCAGGCGCAGGCGGTTGGCCGCATCCGCGCCCTCGTCGGACATGGCGCCATATCGACCAGCCATGGCGGCATAGTCCGCCATGCCGGCCGACCCCATGCGCAGGACCGGCAGCAGCGAATCCGCAGCACCGCCGAACAGCATGCCGGCGACGCGGGCTTGCGTGAACGGATCGCGGATCGACGCGACCTTATCGGCGAGCTCGGGCATGACCTTGTCGACGGAGCGGGCGCGGCCGGCCGTATCCGTGAGCGCGATGCCCATTGTGTTGAAAAGCGCCACAGCCTCGCCGTTTCGCCCGCCGACCGCATCGTTCATGACCCGGCCCAGATTGCCCAGGCCCGACGCCATGCCGTCGGCACTGCCGCCGGCCAGGCGCGCAGCACCCTGAAGCCGGCTCAACGACGAGACGTTGATGCCCATGGCCGAGGCCGAGAACTTCAGTTCCGACCCAAGCTGTTCCCAGCTTTCGATGAGCCGCGTCATCCCGGCTATGCTTGCGGCGCCCGTGATCGCGGCCAGCGGTGCCGCGACCTTCTCGACCGAGCGCACGACATCGCCACCGGCGGAGCCGATAGAACGCAGGCTGCGCGCCGCCGTGTCGAGCCCGCTATTCTCCTTCAGCGACTTCCACTGCTTGTTCAGACGATCGTAGGGTTCGTTCTGCGCCTTCAGGCGCTTGTTGACCTTGTCGAGCGTTTCCGACGTGTCGTCGACGGCGGAGACGATGAACGATACTTTCTTATCGGTCATTCATCGTCTCCGGCCTTGCCGCGCCTTCTCGATCGCGGCGGCCCGTTCCTTGTTCATGAGAGCGGCTTCTTCGACCCAATATTTCATCTGGGTCATGTCCATGCTCAGGACGTCGCGCGGCGACCAGCGGTAATAGACGGCCAGAAAGGAAATCAGGCGTCGCCAGCTTCCTGGCCATCGTCGAAAAAATGCGCGAAGAACGCGACTGCCTCGTTCAACTGCGAAATCGGAACATTACGGATCAACGGTTCCTGAACGCCGGACACCAGCGCTACGAGCGCAATCTCATAGTCGCGCGCCTGGCCGGAACCGTTCGGCGGGCGCAGGCGCCGTTCGGCGGTCAGCACTTCGCCGCCAAACGGTTCGCGCAGGCTCAGCCGCTCACATTGCGCGTTCTCGAGAACGACCGGCTTCTTCAGCGTAATGACGTGGCTGTCCGCGTCGAATTTGAACTGATAGGCGTCCTTGTCGATCCATTCCCACAGATATGCCGACGCACGATCCAGCCTGGACACGGGGATCTTCTGCACGTCCTCTTCCGGGATGCCGGTCACTTGCGAGACAAGCCGGAACTGCCACTGCCGGCGATCGGCATGGCTGTGGCCGGGCACAAGCAGCAGACCGGCAGTCTGAACGTGCTTCGACAGCGGCTCCACCAGGTTCAAGGCCGTGACAGTCTTGCCGCCGACCGTGAGCGCCGGAATGGAGATATCCAGCTTTTCGGCAATGGGCTTCTTGCGCATGGGATCAGCCCTCGATCAGCTGCCGGCCGGCGAATTTGAGCTCGAAGGACGCATCCTCGGTGTTGACCTCGGAGCATTCCTCGCACCACATGCCGTCGCCGGACACGCTCTTGCCGCTGGCGAGCACGGCCGTCACCGTGACGCTGTCCATCGCCATGAAGGTCGCCACCGTCATGCCGAGGGCGTCGCGGATCTTGAACTTCATGTAGGGCGCATCGGGCTTGATCGAGCGGCCATGCACACCGTCCATGCCCTTCAAGGTTTCGGCCGTGAAGGTGTTCGGCTGATAGGCCAACTCGCCGACCAGATTGTAGGGCTGGCCGGCGATGGTGACGCTGGCGGCGCCGGCAATGGTGTTCGGCCCGAACACCGATCCGAGTAGGGCCATTTACGGAACTCCGCTGAAGATGAGGGATCGAGGCGCAGACGGCCGGATCAGGCGGCGACGAGATTGACGGCCGCGACGATCTGTTCGAGCTGGTCGCTGCGCTGCATCGGCAAAGCCAGCTGCACCACGCCGCCGCCGGCATTCACGGCCGTGGCGGTTTTCGCGAAGATGGCGAAGTTCTGCATCAGCCCTAGATTGCAATACAGCTGGTAGCGGGCGATTGCGGATTTGAGGACGATCTGCGACGTCGTCATGGACGAGCCGAACGGGATCGAGGTGCCGTCGGCAACGAGGATCGAGCGGCTGTACAGGCTCTTGAGATAGCCGATCAGATCACGCAGGCAGAATTGCAGCGTGTAGAGCCCTTCGGTGTTTCGGTACGAGTTGTCCGGCGCACCGGCGGCATTGCGCTGATAAGTGGTGACGCAACGCTCTATCCGCAGCGTGCCGGAATCGTCGACGTCGTAGGTCGAGAGGCCGTCCGTCAGCAGCGAGTTCTGTTCGCTCATGGTGAAGCGGGATTGCAGCGGCGGCGGCAATATCGTCATGGCCAGGGTGTTGAGGGGCACCGCCGGGTTGCTGCGTAGCGACGATGCCGCCGTGGCCGTGAGATCGGCGGCGACTTCCCAATACGGGTTCGGCACGTCGAAAAAGCCCATGATCTGCGTATGCTGATCGTTCATCGTCGCGCCGAAGGTCGCCAGCGCCGACAGGTTGCCGCGGACCGCCGACCAGGCCCCGCCGTAAAGCTGCTGCGACCAGCTCCACCGGCCAGACTGGTCATTGAGGAACGAGCTCACGGCGGCAAGTGACGTCGGGTCGTTGAAGCCCAGCACGATAAAGTCGAAGGTCTGATTGCCCGCGATCGCGCCCAGGCCCGCCGTGATGTCCGGGTTGAGCGCACCGCCGGCCATGGGCGTGATCGCGACGGTCAATCCCGCGGGCGTGACCTCGCCCCCGGCCTGGCCGCGGTAGTTGAGGCGGATATCGATGTCGTTCCCGGCCAGCGACTTGTGCAACGCGGTCAAGGTGACGGTGCCGGCGCCGGCCGCTGCTGTCGCCGAAGCTTGCAGGCCGGCATGGAGCGCGCATTGCGACACCATGTTCGCCGCGACCGTCGCGGCGCTGTCGCCGACATTGACCCCGACCGGCACGCGCAGGCCGGCGATATATGGCGTGAACACGCCGGCCGCTGTCGCCGTGCCGGTGATCGCGATCTGACCAGACGCCGCCGCGGCCTGGCCGTTGTCGGCGATCGGCAGCAGCCACACTTCGCCGAAGCTGTCGTTCTTGCGGTAGCGGCGGAGCATGCTGGCCATCATCGAGCCCTGGCCGGCCCCGACCTCGCAATCTCCCTGGCTGGTCGCGATAATCGGCATGCTCGGCACATAGGTGCCGGACGCCGTCTTGCCGCCGATCAGCATCGTGCGCTGCGGAGCGATCGCCGTATTGGCGCCCGAATTGTTGACGACGCCGAAGACGCCGGGAACGAGGTTGCTCGACGGGTAGTTCCCGACATTGATGAGGCTCATGGTTCAGCCCTCCGCCGGGACATGCGCGCCGAACCCGACCGAGGCCGGCAATTCGACGACGTCTTCATGGGCGACGCGGCGGCGCCAATAGAGCGTGTCCGGCACCGCTTCGCCGGCCTGATCGAGGACGCGCCGGGACGGCGGCTCGAACCGCACGATCGAGCCGGGAATTTTGGGTCGCACATGCATGATGCTCTCCGCTAAGAGCCGCCGGATCGCGGCACAACCGGGTTGAGGGTCAAAGGCTGTCCGCCTTGCGGCTGGACGAATTCGAAGACGGTCATCGCAAAGGCGAAATCGATCTGCGCGTGATGCTTGCCGCCGTCCGAGACGATGGTGATCTGCTCATCGACGTAGCTCCATTGCTGCACCTGGCGCAGCAGCGGCGCATAGGTGAACAGCGCGGACTCGATCGCGAAGGCCGTCGTCTCGGCCGTGTCTTGCGCGGCTTCGCCGGACAGGGCCGTTTCTAGCTGCGCCGTCACGAGGATTTCGATCGTGCTGCGGAAATTGAGCGCGCCAGGCGTGTTCTGTTCCTTCCGCTGCCGGCCGGTGCGGACGATGACGCAAGGCAGCTCCTGTTCGGCCGTCCTCTCGTCGCCAGGCGAGCGGACGCGGCTGACGAGACCGCCCGTGGACACCGCAGCTTCGAGCGCCGAGATCACCAGGGCACGGAGAATGGCTGCCGTATAAAGCGTGGTCACGGTGCGCCGCCGATCAGCATCAGGATCGCGCCGCCATGGCTGTCCGGACGCACTTCGGTGACCGTGTAAGCGCCGCCGGACGAGACGATCACGAGCCGATCGCCTTTCGCCAGCGGCACCGGCACATCGCCCGGCTGCATCCCGAGCACGGGCGAGCCGGCGGCGATCGGCGTGTCCTCACGCCCCATGGACAGTTCGCGATAGGCGCTGTCGAAGACGCCGCGGATGCGGTACTCGCCGCCCGCGGCCGGACGGTAGAGCACGTCCTCGCCCAGGCGGCGCGTGCACACCGCCGTTAGACGAGCCCAATCGATCGACTGCATGCGAATGCCGTTCGCTTCAGGCTTCGGCGCGGCCGGATTGCAGCACTTCCGGCCGCGAGCACATGTGCAGCGGGTAGGAGTAGCATTCTATTTTCCAGAAGGCGTTGCGCTGCAGGTCGGGGATCGGCAGCACGTACATCGGCTTGCCGGGTGTGTTGACCCACTGGAAGGATTCGCCGGGTGCCAGCGCGCGCTTGAAGACGCCGGGCGCGCTGCGCGGGAAGAACTTCACCTTGTCGGACGGAATAGCGATGCTGATCGTGTCGTCCGAGCCGCGGTAATTGTACCAGTTGATGCCGGCGAACCGAAACGAGCTGAAGGCCGAACCGGCGTCACCGTCACGGATATCCCGCGCTTCCTGCCAGTTCAGGAAGGTGCGGATAACGTCGGGGTGGTTGACGAACAGGTCGTAGAACTGGTCGCCGCAGGCCGCCCATACCTCGGTGCTGGGAATGAACGCCCCTTGGCTGGCGCGCGCCATTTTACGCACGACGCCGTTGCACAATGGGCGCAGGCTGTTCGGTGTCTGCGCCGCAAGATCGAAGCCGATTTCGACCGGACGCGCTTTGCCGAACGACGCGTACCAGTCATAGACGACTTGGCCGTCGGCATCGATCAGCAGCCCCTGGATCGCCGCCAGGCGATGGAATTCCCAGGTGTATTCGATGTTCCGCGTCAATCCGGTCGGACCGGCCAGGCGGCGCGCAACTTCCTTCTCGACCTGGATCAGCTCGGACTCCTGTCCGAATTCGCGGATGCTCTGGATTTCCTGAGCCGTGATCGTGTCCGAGGTCATGATGCGCGGCACGTTGAAGTATTTGATGTCGCGCAGTTCCTTCGTGCGCTGCGTGCCTTCTTCGCCCCGGTCGCTGAACGGAATGACGACAAGCTTGCCCTGCCGCTCTTCCACGCCACACGAGGTGGTGCGGATCGGATCGTCTTCGAACAGATTGAGCTCGCCGAGCCCTTGGGGCTGATAGGGCACCTTCTCGATCGCCTGGGTCAGCTGGAAGGCCGAGAACGCGTCCTGCTGAAAGACATTCATTGAAACCATGGCACAACCCCTTGGGCTATTTGACGATTACCGGGCGGCGACTATCGGGCGACGATGCCGAGGTCGCGCAGCTGGGCGAGCGCCGCCGCGATGTCCTCCGGCCCCATGGACGCATCCCAGGTCAGCTCGGAGCCGTTGACCTCCGCCAGGCGGACGACGAAGGCGCTGCTGGTGACGGTCTGTCCGGCCAGGATGTAGAGTGTGTCGTAGAGGATGCCCGCCGCGCGCAGATCGCCGGCCGTGCTGACATTGATGAAGCCGCCCGCCGGTTGGGTCGGGTTGCCGCCCGCAAAGACCAGCGGGTCGCCGGGATCGTAGTTTGCGCCGCCGGTTGCCGAGACAGAGAGGACGCCCCAGCTCGCCGTGAAGACGGCGCCGGCACCCTGCCCGGTCGTTGCGGCCTGGGCGATCGGCGTGGCTGGCAGCACGGTATAGGCGCCGCCGGAAACCAGCGTCACGGCGTTCGGTGCGAACAGCAGATTGCTGAAGGTCGCCCCGATGCCGTTGCCCGAGGTTGCCGCCTGGGTGAACGCGGCGGCATTGGCCGTGAAGACACCGCCATTCGAAACCGCGACCGCCGCCACGCCCATGACGACGTTCAGCGCAGCGCCGTTGAGGTTGCCGCCGGTCACCGGCTCGTCCGCCGGTGCTGCCGGATTGACCGTGTAGGAGCCGGCAAGGGTAATGGCGTTGACGGCGGAAATCGCGCCGTTCGCGATCGTCACGCTCGCCTGGAATTTGACGCCCGTGCCGGTGGTGCCCGTCACCGTGGCAGCACCATTCGTGCCGCCATTGCCGGGCGCCACGATCGTGGCGCCGACGACCTTGGTCGTCGTGACGGTCAGTTGTGGTGCTGCGATCTGCGTGCCGCCGGCCGGGGTGATCGTATCGCCCGGTGCATAGGCCGTTCCCGGTGCCGATGACCCGGCGGCGGCAAGCGAGGTCGTCGTCACTGCCAGCTTGACCGGTGTCTGACCGCCGGCCAGGGTCACCAGGTCGTTCGGCTGGTAGGTGCCGGTGATATTGCCGCCGGCCGGCTGCACCGTGACCGCGGTCATCGTCGGCACGAAGACGCCGCCATTGCCCGATTCGGCGCTGACGGCGGGGATCGCCGCGAAGCCCGCGCCCGCAGCGAGGATCGTCGTCGACATCAGGCTGCCGACGACGCCGGCCCGCACCAGCGGCGCCCACGACCCGTCGATCTGCTTCGCCATGACGGTGCCGGCCTGCAATTGCATCAGCTGGCCGGTGTTGTTCTCGACGACGCCGCGGTCGATCGACAGGTGACCTTCGGCGCAGGACACGAGGAATTCTCCGCGGTGGCGGAGCTCGGTCAGCGTGATGCCGATGCCGGACATGAAAGACCCTTTCGCTGGATAAGGTTACTTGCTGTTGCCGTCGCGGGCGCCGCGCATGAAGCCCACCATGCGGTCATGTGCGACGGCGCGAGACGGGCCGGACCGGCTGCCGCCGGCAGCGCCGAGACTGGGATTGCGCCGCGTGCGGGCGAGCGGATCGGCCGCGGCCGGCGCCGGGGCATCCTTGAGCGATGCCAGCGCCTGGCGGCGCGTCATCGTGGTGTTGAAGGCCAGATGCGCCGCGAAGGCGACGTTCTTGGCCGCGTGACGGCTCGAGAAAATAGCGGCACAGCGGGCACGCTCGCGGCGGCGTGCCTTGGCAACGGGCGAATTGCCGCGCATCTCGGCTTCGTCGTCGTCGCGATCGCCGCCGTCTTCGTCGTCATCCTCGTTGTCGCCCTGGTCGTCGGCATCACCGTCGTCGTCCGCATCGGCGTCGCCATCGTCGGCCTGCGGGTCGTCGTCATCGGCGTATTGGTAGCCGCCGTCGTCATCGGCCTTCTTGGCCTTCTTCGACTTCTTGCTTTGGCCGTTGCCGTCGTCATTCTGATCGTTTGAGCCGGCATTACCGTCATCGGCATCATCATCGGCGCGGGCGCGCGCCTTGGACGGCCCGACGCCCTTGACGCCGGCCAAATGAGCAAACGACAGCGCGCTCGCCGCGCTGCGCAGGCGATTGGTCAAAGACATGATTTCTCCTGACAGTGTTTGGCCGGGCCGCGTTCGCCGGGCCGGGCCGCCGATCAGCCCAGCTGTTTCACCAGCTCGGCAAAGGCTGCATCGGGCGACATGACGGCGTCGGCAAGGCCGACCTTGACGCCGGCCGCACCGAGGAAGGTCGTCGCCTCGGTCGCGCGAACGGCGTTCGCCTTGAGCCCTCGATTGCGCGCGACAGTCTCCACGAAGATTTCGCCCATGCCGTCGACGTCCGCCTGGAACCGGGCGAGTGCGTCGGCCGACAAGGGCTTGAATTCCGACCCGTCGGATTTCCGGGCGCCGTATTGGATCAAGGTGACCGCGATGCCCTCGGTGGCTAGCGCCTGCGAGAAATCAACATGCAGGCAGATCACGCCGACCGATCCGGTCCCTCCGGTCCTGGGCACGCAGATGCGATCGGCGGCCGACGCAATGGCATAGGCAGCGCTGAATGCCGTTTCCGACAGGATCGCCCAGATCGGTTTCGTGCCGCGCGCGGCGTAGATCGCGTCGACCAGGTCGAAGCAGCCGGCCACCTCGCCGCCCGGTGAATCGATGTCAAGGACGATGGCCCGGACGCGCTCATCTTCCAGCGACATCGACAGGCCAGCCCGGATCGCGTCGTAGCCGCACATGCCGGAATACGGCCGCAGTTGGCCGAGCTTCTGGACGAGCGTCCCTTCGACCGGGATGATCGCCACATCGGCGACCAGCTCGTAGCCGCGATATTCACCCGGCCCGTCGTCTTCCCAATCGTCCATGGCGAGCGGCACGGTTCCACCGTCGGCCCGGAACAGCTTGGCAATGCCCAGGCGATCGGCCAGCGCACACATGACCACCTCGGCCTTGGCCGGCAGGATGGCGATCGGCGTGTTGAAGAGACGCTGCGCCAGGTGTGGGAAGCGCTTCATTACCAGCTCGGTCGCGGCAGGCCGCGGTCGGCGAAGGCGCACCGCTCACGTTCGCGCTGATCGAGCACCTCTCGCCAATCGGTCGCCGGCACCCATTCCTTCAAGAGTTCGGGATCATATGGCGGACGTTGCGTAAAGAATTCAAATATCGCATTGACTAGATCTTCTTGCCCACCCAGAGGGTCAACCCAGACGCTGCACCCCTTGCGCCAGGATCGAAGCTCTTTAGCGGACGCCTCTGCGCTTTCCCTGGTTTCCGCAAGCGCAAAAATACACTCATCGCGCATACCGAAAAAATAGAAGCTGTACTTGACCGCAAAGCGCGACCGAGCGATCGCCAGGTCACGCGGCAGCAGTACCGATATGCGACCCGAAACAAATACTCGCCTCACGGGATCGTACCACATGATCACTCCTTGAGATCGGTTACCGCGGCTGCGGCTCTTGCGGCGGATCGGATGCCGAGCTCGCATCGAACGTGCCCTGCCAGCTCGGCCGCGGCAGGCCGCGTTCGTCGAAGGCCAGCAGCTCGATCTGTCGCTGATCGAGGATTTCCCGCCAGTCGCGGCCGGAGTTCTCGGCCGCTTCGTGCGAGAGGGTCGAGAGGCCGGCATCCATGCCGAGCACGCTGCCCTGCCGCTCCTTGACGGGATCAATCCAACCGCGGCCCGGCCCGAGGAAGGTGCAGCGGGCATAGGACGTCGCGCGTTCCATGAAGGCCCGCGCGTTGCGCGGCAGAGGCAGCATGCGGCGTTCGAAGGCCTCGCGCAGCCACACGGCGTAATGCGGCATGGCGCACGAGATGATGAAATCCTCGCGCCGTCGCACAAGTGTCTTCCAGGCTTCCATCAGCGAAACGCGCGCAGACGAATAGTTGTATCCGCCCCAATCCTGCGTGATTTGTCCGTCCGAAACGCCAACAGACGCGGCCATCGTGCGCAACATCGCCGAGGAAAAGGCCCCGAACGCGTTGTGCGGATGCGCTGCCGTGACGGTCTTGACGTCCTCTCCCGGTGTCAGTATCGGGAGAACCGTGCCGTTGAAATGCACCGGGTTCTCATCATGCGCGATACCCTGGATGCCGAGATATCTGGTCAGCATATCGCTGCTGTTCCGGCCGCCATCGACGGCCTGCGTCAACATCTCCTTGTCGAACGGGCTGGTGATATAGACGCCGAGCGACGCGGCGAGCGTCGCGGCCTGGAGCTCGACCCCGTAGTACCTGGCCAGCATCTTCATGCGCGCCAGCACCGGCGTGAACACGCCAATGCCGCGATGCTGGCTGGCACGGTCGCGCTCATAGCTGTGGATCACGCGGCGCCAGCCGTCCTCATCCTCGGCTTCGACGCGCTCCCACTCCATCGATTCCAACGCACCATACCAATCGTTCTGATGCGCCCGGCGGATGTGATAGGCGATCGGGACGCCATCGTCGTCGATTTCGACGCCGCCGCGCAGGTAGCGGGTATCGACCCGCTCATAGGGGTTCGATAACAAGTCGGGATCTACGACGAGCGACGCCGTGGCATAGCGCGCAGCGCCGTAGCCGATCCGATCGGGACGCCAGTAATTGACGATGAACGCCTCGCCGTCGATCAGCTGGTGCCGTAGCGCCAAACGCTGCTGCTGCCCGGTCGTGAGCTGCCGCTGGACGTCGTTCCAATGGCCGATATCGCCGCCATATTCGCGGAACAGCGCTTCGGCCGCCGCCCCGAATTCCGCCGCCCATTTCGCATCGAAGGCGGGATTGTCGATCTTCAGCGCACTGTAATCGGGCAGCGCCATCAGCTTCATGCCCGCACCCACGGTGTTGTCGAGGACGCGCGTGACGGCGCCTGACGCTGTGCCATCATTGCGGACAAGGTCGCGGCTGCGCGCGACCATGAGGTCGCGGTAGTCCGTGTATTCGGCATCCGGCGACCGTATCCACGGCCACCAATCGCCCATTTCCTGCGTACCCCACGCCGCGGCCTGGTAGGGGAACCAGCCCTGGCCAGGCCCCAGCGCGCGGCGCACCGGATCGCCGGCACCGGGCACGGCGCCGCCATCGGCGCGCGGCGTCGGCGTGCCCTTGCCGGCGGCACCACCGTGCTTCAGGCGTGTCGGCTTGACAGATTTGCGCATCAGAAGATCGGCCTGATCGCGCGACGCGACCGATCGTGGATGCCGAGCTGCGCCTTGAGCGAGGCGATATGCGCGCGCAGCGACGCCATCTCGGCACGGGTGTAGGTCACGGATTTCGTGCTTTCGCCCTGGCCGTAGGACAAGGCCTGCGGCAAGCCGCCGATCGACAGCTGATGCAGCGCTTCCTGCGCCTCACCCAACCAGCGCTGCAATGTCGCGTGCGGGACGCCGGCCAGGTCGGATGTCGACGGGTTGAACCTCATTTGCGCCGCCGCAGCAGGTTGCGAAGGTTCGTCTCCTCGTCCTGCGAGAGGCCGGCGACGCGTTTGGCGGGCTGTGCCGCCGGAACCTCGGCGTGCGTCGGCGGCACGGCAGCCGGCACCGGTGCCGCTTCGGCCGGCGGAGTTGTGACCATGCTGTTTTCTCCCCATTCCGCCGCCCAGGGCGGCGGGTTCGCCCAATCAATCCGGCCGACGCCGTGCAAGCGCGCCACGGTGTGGTTGATGACCATCAGGTCGAGCGCTTCGTTGCGGATGCCCGCGTGCTCCTTCGCCCAGCGCCCGCGGATGTCTCTGCGCTCCGATACCAACTGGTCGAAAAAACCCTGACGACCAGATTCCGCGCGCAGATCGGCCGGGAACCGTACAGACCACGGCTCGCCGAGCACGGCGCAGAGCTGACCCGCCAGGTCGTCCTTGAACAAATTAGCGTTGTACATCAATTGCGGCACCGACCCGCGCGAGGCGAGGCGGCCCTGCCGTTGCGTTTCCGGATAGGAGAGCACGATGCGGGGTGCGTCGAAGCCCGACGCGCCCTTCGTCGGCACGATCGACCACGCATCGCGCCCGCTGACCTGGCCGTAAAGCCGGATCAGACCGGCCAGCTTCCAGCGGCGCCATGCGTCGCCGGCGTGCAAGGTCACGCCTGGCGCGCCGGCAGAATCGTAGCCGATCGCGCGGATCGCCATCACGCGCCCGCTATTGTCCGCCAGCGGATATCGCCGCGTGACGACGGCCGCGACCAGCAGGTCCCAGGCGGCGGACTCGGTTGCCGGCCGGCACGGAATGACGCTGTAATCCACCACGACGCTGCGGCCCTCGGCGCACCAGCCGCGCACCAGGATTTCGAAACGGTCGTTCTGGACGTCGATCCCGGCCGTGAGGAAGCGAACGCCGTTCGCGACGCGGCCACGGACCAATGTCGCATCTGCCGCGTCGGACAGCTCGCGCGCATCGATCGAGCCGGTTTCGCGCGGCGGCCGGTACGGCAAGCCCCATTGCTTGACGACGACCTGCCGCAGCGCATCGTCATCACCGCCGGCCGCAAGGTCGCGCTCGGCCTTCACGCGGGCACGGGCGAGCGAACCGATGCCGCGGTTCAAGGTCGACATGAGGCCGGTGATCCAATAGCCGGCCGTGCGCGTGTTCGTCAGCTCGCCCTTGATGACGCCGGCCTCATTGATAGATTGGCCGCGCCCGACCCATACGCCGGTGCGGTTCATCTCGCGCCGGCATTCGTCGCCGATCAGCCTGCGGCAGCACGGACACACGAGACGCGCCTCGGCCTCGATCTCGTCGAGTGACGCGCCGTGCGGATAGTCCAACACCATCACGCGGTCCGCCGTCGGCGCGGTCGACGAGTAGCCGTCGCAATGCGGGCAGCGCCAGTACCATACGCTGCGCGTGCTGTCGGCATAGACCGACATGATGCCGGAGTGCCAGTCGGCTTCAGGATCTAGGCCCGTCGCCAGATCGGGGTGAGACATCATGATCATCATGCTGTTGTCGCCGTAGGTCTGCCGGCGCACGTCGAGCTTTGATTTGACGTCGCCCACCGACCGCATCGCGTCGACTTCGTCGGCGACGATGCGCGGTGCCGACTTACCGATCATCGAGTTTTCCGCGGCCGGCAGCAGCTCCAACCACATGCCGTCGAACTGCTTGAACTTCAGTGAGTTGTCCATGGCACCGCTACCCAGCCGGTCGCGCATCGCCGGGTGTTGCGCGATCATCGGGTTGAGGCGCGTCTTGACGAACTGGTCGATCGCCGCTTGGTTTTGCATGTACCAAAGCGTGTTTCCGGGGTCCGGCGCGCAGACATTCTTCAACAACCAGTTCTGCGCGATTTCCGTCTTGGCCGACTGGCCGGCGCCGACGACGCACAAGGTCGTGTAGCGGCAATCGTCCAGCGCCACCATCGGGTCGCGCAGGTAGGGCACCTTGTCGTTCTGCCACATGCCGACATAGCCGCCTTCGTTGCACAGGTAGCGGTGCTTTTCGGCGAACTCGGCCGTGTTGATCGCCTCGGGCGGCAACAGCGCGTCGAAGGCATCGGCCACCAGGCCGGCGGCGTCGGCATAGGCGATCGTGGCAGGCGCGCTCATTCTACCTCCGACATACTCAAAGCCGTCTTGATGTCTGCAACCAGCCCGCGGCACGCATCGTCCAATATGCGCTCGATCACCCGCACGACCGCGTCCGGCACCGCGCATTCCGCCTTGACGTCGCCCGGCACGCGCCGCAGCCTCGCCCTCGCCAAGCCGAGCGCCGTTTGCAGCCCCGTTCGCACTTTGGCCTTCTCGACCAGCTGGCCTGCCTGAACGGCGAGGTTCTGCTCAATCTGCGCGGCCTTCATCAGCTGGAGCCGCTGAACGGGCGATCCGCCGGGTAGCGCGTCGCCTAGCGGTCCGTCGCCGCCCAGAGGCAAGACGATCTGACTGATCTTGCGCTGACGCTCGGCTTCTTCGGTCCGCTCGTTCTCTTCAAGCTGGGCGAGCCAGCGCTTGACCGCCACAGCGTCGAAGCGCCATTCGCGCCCGTTGCTGCCGCGCTCGACGATCGGGAAATCGGGATTGTCGGCTATCCACTTGTCGAGCGTCGGCAGGGCAATGTCGAGTATCTGCACGAGCTCGCGCTTGTTGACGTAGACGCTTTCGACGTGACCGAGACCCGGAGCGATTGCCATGGCGACAACACCAAAAACAGAAACACCAAGGATTTTCGATATTTAGCTAGAGCCACCAAACGCGCGCGCGAAATGCCCGCGTTTCGGAGGGGTCCAGGAAGGACCCGCGGTCATGGCCGGTCACTTTGCCGTCGCGATGGCCTTGGCCATGGCGGCGTCGAACTCGGCGACCAGGTTGGCGTTGGCGACTGCCACCGCGCGATCGCCGAAATGCAGTTTGGCTTGGACCGGCTGCGCATCGCCCCAGCGGATGAGCAGGCGATGCTTGTGCGGCACCGGCGGCGAGCCCTTCGGACGACGCGGCGACGGCAGGCGCAGCCACACGCCCGCGACCATGCCGGCCTTGGTCGGCAATGCGCCGATGAAGACGTTCTTCCGGCCCTTCAAGCGTTGCAGTGCCCCTTTCGGCAGGTTGCCGAACTGGTTGAGCGCTATCCCCTTCGGGTTCAGCAGCGCGTGCTTGCTGCCGAGGAACTGACGGCCACCAGTCTCGTAGGGCGCGAGGTAGTCGTCCTGCTTGTCCTTGGCGAAGACGATGGCGTATGGCATCGCCTTCGACGCGCGCTGAACGGCGAACGCGTTGCGGGTGAACGGCGTGGCCTTGTCGAAGACGGAACCGACGGCTTCACGCTCGGCATCGGCGACGCGCTTGGCCAGGGCATTGACCGCCGTCGCGATGGCGAACGGCACCTGATCGGATCGCAGGTCGCGGAGCATGCGGCTCACGGCCCGGCCGTCGATCCGCACCCGCATCGACGTCATGGCCCATCCCCGAAAACGAAGCGACCGCCGCGGAGATATCCGGGGCGGTCGCAATTCGGCACAGTGTGGGTCTGGACCTACCATTGACGCGTCAAGTGCGTCAAGATTTTTTCGCAGGAAAGCAGATTTTGTTGAGGCGGCGGGCGATGACACACAATCCGTCGTTATGCAGGCGTTGCAGCGTCCTGACGCTGCGGCCGTCGATGTCTTCCAGCCGGCGCCATTTGATGTCGCAGGCGCGAGCCCAGATGACCCGGCGTTGATCGGCCGAAAGCCACATGAGCCACTGCATGACCTCATCCATCCGGTCGATGTCTTCCGACGATGGCGCCGCCGGCCTTGTCCTGGCGTCTTCCCGGCCGTAGCTGATCCACGCGTCGAAGGTCTCTTGCACCACGTCGGGCCAAGCGGTCGAGCGCGTGCTCGGCCGCGCGTTCTTGCCCATCGGCATACGGCGAAGACAATCCGCCGCTTCGCCGAGGCGGTACTGCACCTCGTCCTCGGTCCAAACCTGCGCGTCTACCGAAGCCATTGTCATCGCTAAAGCCATGTTGCACCCCGCTGTTACGCCACCCTGTTTGCGTACCGCCTGCGTACCCCCTGCCCGTACCCTCTTAACTCACTGATATGTATATGTATTATGTATATAGATACGAACGATACGTGATGAGACGCTATAGGCCTGTCACGGGTGCGCGCGTCGTCACGAGACGGCGCCGGTACGGCCCGTATCCTCTTGCTATAACCGTCTGAAAATATTGGATAAAATTCTGGTACGCAAAGTGGTACGCAGGCGATACGCGTAGCGCTCCCCGTACCGCTTCGACGAGCCCGATAATCGATGAAGCGGCGGAACGAACCACCACATATGGTGGATGATCATTCATGCACCCCCAGTATCTGGAGGCCTGGCCGGCGGCACGCTGCGCAGTATCTTATCCTCCGGCAGCGGCAGGTATTCCATCGGTATCGCGATCGCCCGCGACTGCGCACCGGCAAATTTCTCGGGCTTCGGCCAGGGAAATGTGCGTTCGATGCGGGATAGCGCCGAGTTCCACCCGCCATCTCGCCAGCGCGACGCGCGGAAGATTTCGGCCATGCCGTTATGGATGTGCGCGACCAGCAGCACCCATTCCCCGTTATGCGCTTCGAGGCGCATCCCGTTGCGCCGCAAAGCCTTTTCCGCCGTTTCCGGAAAATCGTTGGTAAGCGCCTTCTCGACCACCGCGCCAACGGTCTCCTTCGACCCCTTGTCCCACGCCTCGATCTGGCGCGAGAAGAGGCGGTTGAGGCAGAGCTGCGGATCGGTCTGCTCACTGTCGGCGTGGAACATCGCGACCAGCACCGGCGTCAACGCCTCGATCAGCACGCGCGTGGAATCCGCGTCCGGCGGCGCGTCGTTGAGCATGATATCGGCCGCGGCCAAGAGACAGCCGATCTGATCGGCCTGCCGGTTGTCGCAGAAGGTTTGCAGAAGCTCGGCCCGCCAGAACTCGAGCGCCTGGCCGAAGCGCGACCACCCACGCAACATGCGCGCGCGCAATCGCGGCGACATTTGTTCGGCCCACAGCGTTTCCGACAGCACCTTGGCTTCGTTCGACGTATCGACGATCTTGCCGAGCTCGCACACGAGGATGCGGCTGCGATCCTGCGGCAGCAGCTGCGGCGGATTGATCGCGCCAAGCGCCGTCGTCGCGTTGACGACGAAGCTGCGCGCCTGGCCGCCGGACGAGCCGCGGGCGCCAACGGCACCGTCTCCACCGGACATTTTCCGCAGCAATTCGATGACCTGTTGCACTCGGCCGAGGCTGCCGTCGTCCTCGGCTTCGTCGAGCAGCAGCGCGCGGCCCTGCCCGTTCAGCGTCTGCTGAATGCTGGCTGGGGTGAAATCGTTAAGCGCATAGGACTGCGGCCCGAGCGCTGCCCCGAACAGGTTCATGAGCGCGCTTTTCCCGCAGCCGCGATCGCCGGTCGCCAGAAAATGCGCCCGCCAGCGCGGCGCCGCGCCCAGCATGGCGAGCGAGCACCAGCCGAGCGACAGATGGCCCATGACAGGCCGCTGGTAATTCCACAAACCGAAAGCCTGGAGCAGCCGCGCGCCATCCGCGGCCGTGGCCGCGCGCTCGGCCGGCCGCCGGATCGCCGCATAGGCCGGATAGACGGCGGCGCCCATCATGAGGCCGGGCCGCTGCCAGTCGCGCCCGACCAGCACGCCGTCGCCGCAATGCACGATCACCTTGTCGCCGCTGCGCCACACGCCGCGACCGCGGATCGGCGTTTCGCGATCCCAGATCGGCCGGTCCGCCGCCATGCGCATCAACCCTGCCGCGGCCGAGTTGTAATTGACGCCGCCGGTCGGATCGCCGGCCTTGTCGACGGCCGGGAAATTGTCGATCAGCCAGCGCAGGCGACCGTCGAAGACGCTGTTGATCACGCGCGGCGTCATCTCCCGCGCGGCGATTTCCATGAGCTCGCCCGAGGCGGCGATGAAGTAATAAACGCCGGCCGCGCGGCCAAGCACCGTAACCGGGCACTCGTCGGTATCGACGGAACCGCCATCGCTCGGCGGCTCGTCTTCCGTGCTATCCCGCAAGCGCCGGACATTGTCAAGCCCGCCGCTCACGAGGCGAATTCCTCACGCGCAAAGTCGTTGACGTCTTTCACACCCCAAGGCGGACGCGGAATGCGCACGCGCTTGCCCTGCGCCTGGAGCGCCGCGACGATCTTGTCGCTCGTCTTCGCCGCCGGACTGCCCGGCTCGTCATTCTGGCGCCAGAAATAGACGCCTTCGACGGTCGGCCCGAAATCTAGTGCCAGCATGTTGCCGAGCGAGACGCCCGACAGCACGCGCGCTTCCTGCGCGGCGATCGCGACCGTCAGCCCGTCCTCGATCCCTTCCACCAGATCGACCCAAACGGGCGCCTTGACCTCGGCAAGACGACGCGCCTGCTTGATCTCGCCCGTTTCGCCGTCGATCGTGATGCCGCGCCAAAGCCGGATGACGCCGCCGGCATAGGGACCGTAGGTCTTCTTCGGCTCGGCCAGAGGCGCCTTGGTCACGCCAGCGGCGCGAACGTCCAGCCACGTGCGATGGATCGACAGGAACTTGCCGTCGCCGCCGACGACCGCCGCGACCATGGCGGGCCAGTGCCGGCGGCTTTCGACATTCCAGAGGCGCGGGTGATACCGGAGCGATCGAACGGGAAACGGCAGCTTGCGCAGATCGAGGCCGCGGCCGGCGAGATAACCGTCAACCGGCGTGCCGACGATCTGCTCCTCGGCCTTCAGATAAAGCATCTGCGCCCGGCCGCGCGTGGCCGATTCCTCCTCCGGCGCTTCTGCGCGCTCCGGCGGCGGCGCCCGGCGGATGCGCTGAAGCGTTTCGGCGTCGGCATCGGCCAGCCCCAGCCACACCATTGCCCAGCGCACCGCCCTGCGCTTGTCGCCGCCGCACACGGCTTGCGCAATCAGGTCGAGCGCATCGCCGCATTCACCGGTCGCGAAATCCTTCCACACGCCGGCCCGCGGCTCGATCAGCCGGATCGACAGCGATCCCATGCCGCGCCCGTGACGCGACGGCGTGCCCGCCAGGTCGCCGACGCGAAATTCCGGTTCGCGCCCGGCCTTGGTGCCGTTCGGGAACAGCGCGTGGCACAGCGCTTCGATCCGATCGGCCAGCATGCCGACGACCGTCTCGATCGGCACGAGCGATTGCCGACTTTGTCCGCGCCGGCCGACGATCGCGCTCACGGCGCGTCTCCGATCGTGTTCCAGGTATGGATATCGAGCGCCGTGACGCGCGCGGCCAGGCGGGCAACCTTACCTTCGAGCATTTCGATCCGCCGCGCCGCATCATCCACGATCGGCACCGGCTCGTCGCCCCGGCAGGCTTCGCGGCACGGGCCGGGAAAGCAGCGATGGCAGGTCATGGCGTCACTGCGGCAAAAGCATCGCGGATCGCTATCGTGTCGCTCAGCTCTATCTCATGGACCAGCATGCAGAGCGCTACGAAGCCCGCCTGTCCGCCGTCGATGAAGGCCGAGACGGCCGCCGCCAGCGCGTGCCAGCGTTCCGGCACCGCCGACGTTCCGGCATCGTCGATCGACCGCAAGCGGCAGGCGCGTGCGCGGGCATCCGGTCCGAAGTCGATCTGCAACAGCGCCGCAAGGCCAAGCGGTGCGGCGTCGTAGGTCAAGGTCAGCAGACGGTTTTCCGGCGCCGTCATTTGGCGCCTTTCGCGACATTGGACGCGACATGCGTATCGCCGCGATACCAGCCGCCGCCGCGGCGATGAAAGCTTTCGTGCGTGCGCGCATTGCGCACTTCGGCGCGACCGACACGGCGCGGCTTATCGAGAAAATTCATCGCCGCCTGTTTGCTCGATCGCGTCGCGATGACCGTGCCGTCGAGCACGACTTCCCATTCACTGGCCATCCTTGACCCCCTCGCGAACGGCGTTCGCCGCCTGCTTGACGTTGCGATAGAAGACCAAAAGCATTTCCCAGGCGCCGCCCGGCGCCGCGCCCTCGCCGTCGAGCTCGTCCTGCATGCCTTCGAGCACGCCGGGCAAAATCGTGATGCGGGCGGCGGATTCGAGGTCGCCGACCTGGTCGCGCAGCGCGCGGCAGTGTGGGCAATCGGTCATGCTCAACCCCTCCTGTCCTGGCTGCGCGCCGTCGCACCGGACAGCGCGCGTTCGATCCGCCGGCCGATCCAGGCGACGACGGGCACGGCCTTGCTGTTGCCGATCGCG